GACCCTGCCACAGAAACGACGGATTCCCCATCGCTCCCTGAAGGACCGTCATCCCAAGTTGCAGACTTGTAGCGATCAGATTCACGCTTTGAAGTAAACACCAGAAACAAGAATGCGTGAAGTGGCTTGGAGATGGCTTGTAAGACTTGTGGTGTCTCCGTTTTCGTAATGGCTCAACTCGCAGTAGGAAGTCCCACCGACAACCTTACCAATCACAGAAGTCTTCGCTTGATTCGTCGCATTGTCCAACCAGATGGACACAGCAGCGTCGTAGGTCGCAGCATCAGGAAGACCCAACCGCAGGTTTCCGGTCGCAGAACCACTCACTGAGTTGATGGTCAGATCAACAGTAAATGTCTCAACAAAACCGACAGCCGTTCGTCGAGCAGTGTTGACGGTAAAGTTAAACGTGCGACCACCACCGGAATCAATCAGCGTAGGAACCCACGTTGACGGAGCCAGCATCGGCAGCGCGGCGTAGATCTCGTCGAAGTTGTCGTTCGCCTTCTGCCAAGACGCACGGAGCGTGTCTCCGGTGTTGTCGTTTGCGGTTGATCCAACGTTGATGACTTGTTGCGACATATCAATCCTTCGGTAATGCGTACCAACCCTCTGGCAGCGTTATGCGACCCGTAGAGCGCACAGAAACACCGTCAGCACCTTTGACCCAAACCTTAGCTTTGACGCTCTCAGCAAGCCTCACCGGCTCACCGTGGGGGACGTAGACAACGCGAGTTCCACAGCCACAACTACCCACCAGCGCGATCAATGCGATCCAGCAGCTTCTGCTTAAGCTCTTTGTCTGGTTTTGCATCTTCGGCGGTGGGAGGAGTTTTCGCCAGACCAGTCAACCACTTCAGCAAAGCGGTGATGACCTGCTCGATGATGTTCACTCTGACTTATTTTTGTCCGCATCCTTTGCGGCAATAAGACCAAAACCAACGGTCACAGCGGCAATGGTAGCAGCGAGATCAATGTTGGTTGTAGGATCTCCATCGAACAGTGCTTTAAGCGCACCACCAACGGCAACCATGATTGCTCCAACACCAGCCAGAGTAGTTTTCCAGTTCATTTTTTGACAGCTTTCCAAAGTCCAATTGCAGCAGCAACAAAAGCCAACACAGCGGCTCCAAGTTGAAACCACTGTGTTAGCTGCGGGATGAACGAAACCGCACCAGCAGCGGCAGCAGTCGCAAGAGAGATTCCTACTCCACTGCTACTGTTGGTGTCAGTTTGCATTACTCGGATTTAGGTTGAGCAGCTTCAACGATGATGTCCACCAGCGGCAAAGCAACTTTTGCGTTCTGAATACCACCAGCTTTGACTGCAATGTCGATGAGTTGCAGAAGACCGTTGGCTTGTTCTTGGGTCAGTTTGACTGTAATTTCCATATTAGGCGACCACAGCTTCAACGACCGGAGTCACAACGTCAACAGCAGGCGCAACAACAACCGGCTCAGGAACCACCGGCACCCACGGCAGCGGCGGAGCGATGATCGGCGGGTTGATCTGGTTCTCGATCTGCGCGGTGACGTTCGCTTCGATGGCGGTCTTATCGACGCCATTGGAGAAACACCAGCCAAGCACCTGTTCCTGCGTCAGATCCTCGTAAGGCGTGAACTCACCAGACGGCGGAGCGAACGAGCAGGAGCCGTAGCAGGTGCCGCTGTATTGATCCTGAGTGCCGTTGCATCGCCAGTCGGCGGTGATGACGACATCGGTGAGCGTGCCTTCGACTTTGCGGACGAGAAGGCGTTCGATGATCCAGTTGATAGTAATCATGGCTTACTTAGCTTCGAGAGTTTGAACACGGGCGGTGAGTTCTTGGATGGCAGCGACGAGAACTGGAACAACCTTCGACAGATCGACTCCCTGAGCTTTGATTGAACCATCTTCGCTGACAGCATCCTTCTCGCCGCTAACAGCAAACGGAACCACTTCAGCTAGTTCGTGGGCCAAGAAACCTTCGCCAGCGGAACCGTCAGACTTCCATTTGTAGATAGAAGGCTTGAGCGCATTGACGCGAGCCAAGCATCCGGTTAGCGGCTGAACATTTTCTTTGAGACGATAATCTGAAACCGATCCGTAAGTAACCGTGGTGTTTGAGGTGTCGATAAAACCAGCAAGACCACCAGTTGAATTTGTAAAGATAACAGCAGTTCCATTTCCGCTAGTGGAGTTTGAAAACGCTGCGCCATAAAAACCAGTTCCGGTGTAACTGAAAACAGACCTAGCGTTTCCAATTGCGTAAGGTTGAGTGGTTCTACCTACGAGCAAATTCCCGCTCGCGTCAAACCTTCCAACCTCCGTAGCATTAGTTCCAAACACCAGCGGATAGCTGGTCATCGAATAGATTTCAAACGCTGCATCACCGCCAGAAAACAACTGTGCAGCGTACAAATCACCGCTAATTCCTGCGGAGTTTGATCGGAATCGCGTGTAGATATCACGAAACTTAGTCAACGCTCCGGTAATCGTGTTGTTTGCAGCGGTAGAAGGATTACCAAGAACGTCCAGCTTTGCAGTCGGAGATTGCCCCACGCCCAGCCCCGTAGAGTTGAGGGTCATGGCGGTGGAGCCGCCGACGGACCAAGTGGCTACGCCAGAGGATGAAATCCTGAAACGCTCAATCGGATAACCATTTGAGTTATCAGAAGTTCCAAAAATTAGAGATCCAGCATAATCAGAGTTTAATGCGCTTTCTCGATACGACCATATTCCAGCGTAAGTGCTGTATGTTGAAGAAGTAAGTTTTGCTCTAAAATTCAAACCACCGCCAACACCGACAGCAAACGCCGTGTCGTCGGTGACAGACAACGGCATCGTGTTGAACGCAGCAATCGATCCAAGAGCAGTATTTCTTGAGGATAACGAATCGGCCCGAGTGAAAGGACTCGTAGTCCCAAATCCTACTTTGTCATTCGCCGAATCCACCTTCAGGACGTTCGTGTCCACCGTCAGATCGCCGGTGATGGTGGCGGAGGCGAGGGTGGCGGTGGGAGACGTCGCGAGAAGCTGATTCAGCGTGACCTTCTTGGTCGTGCCGGTTGCGGCCATCGACGTATCTGAAACGTCCACCAACACAAGCGGATCGTTCGCGGGATCGGTGCTGGTTCCGATGCTCGTCAGGGCTGTAATCTTGCTGTCAGGCATATGTCAGGAAGTTAGTCGGTGGAGAGTGAGAAAATGATTTTAGAAGTGCCGTCCTCTTGGAGAACGAATGACGCGCCATCCTCCTGCAACATCCAACGGTCCATCGCAGGATATGCCACTTCAATAGCATCATCCGACGTAGACAGTTGCAGTGAGAGCGCGAGTGTCATTAGGTGGTGGCTCGAGCGAAGTAGGCGATGACTGCACCACTCGTCAGCGTAAAGCTAGAGATCTTACCGACGATGGTGATGCCAGCGGGAATGGTGGTGCCGCTCCAAGTGCCGGTGATACCAGTGCCAGCAATGGACGAGATCACGGTCGCGGTGATGGTCTGGATTGCGATGTAACCGCTGGTCTGAGCGGAGGTGCCGGTGACCAGAGTGAAACCCTGATGACCCATCGAATCCTGCGTTGCTACATCGGTCTGGTATGCGGACATTTTGAAATCTGGTTAGAGGGGAGGCCACCGGAACTTTCCAGCAGCCTCCCCAATTTTAACGGTTAACCTTTTCGAACTTTCGGTGCTAAGGCTCCTTGTACCCACAAGATGAGCTTGCCTCCTTCTGGAACTGAAACAGTGTTGAAATTGTCGCGTTGGAGACTCGCGTCAATATCGGGACCAGAAACGAGCTTACTCTTGCCGTTCTTGTCCACTGCTACGGTGGTTGCAATACGCATATCCTTAAGGATTAAGCGGTGATGAGAACCTCAGCCTGCGTCGTGTCCGCAGCAGCAGCACCAAACATGATGTCGTAGGACGCCATATGAGCGCGGGAGGCGCGGCTGTACCACACAGAGAGCAACACAGACAGACCGTTGCTCAACTCAACAGTGCGCTGCTCAACGAACTCACCAGCGATCATCCCAACCGGAAGACCGCTCGCAACCGCAATAGCGTCCTGACCGCAGACGAAACCAGCGGTGTTCGCAATAGCTCCAGTCCAGTCGTTCTGCTCCAAGATGTTCGCAAATCCGAAATATCCGTTGTTCAACGGACCATAACGGGAATCAGGGAACGGATTGGTTCCAGCGGCAGCAGTCAACTGACCGGAGAACATCAAGCGAGCCATGTGACTACCATCCAACAGCAACAGCTTCTGTCGGTAGTTCTTAGCCAGAGCCAAGATCGCAGGGAGGTCGCTAGTGTCGAAGTTGGCAGCAGTACCGATAACAGTACCAGCACCAAACAGAGCAGCGGTCATCTGAGCGGTGACCTTCTTGCTAATTGCAAGAGCGAAGATCTCAGCGGAACCCTGAGCGAGATCAGCCAACTGGAAACCCTGATTCAGTTCCTGCTGAGTGACAGTGAAAGTCTTGGTGATCTGGTTAACAGTCACCGAGGTAGCAGCCAGAGTGGACTCGTTGTTAGAGTTGTTCTCGAAGTCCGTCAGGTTGTCCTGAGCGTCATCCCCACCAGTGAACTTCTTGACCTGAACGGTAGCGCGGGGGCGCAAGTTATCCAGACCAACGTTGCGCGTAAAATTGGCAATCATGGCCAACTTAGTAGTCGCAACAGTAATGACCGAGTCAGCAAGGTAATCGACAACCAGACCGGCAGCGAAAGTGTTCGCGTTCTGGGGAGCGATCAAGCGCGACTGACGCAGCAACTCGCTGTGGTTCTGAATCAAGAAACCCTTACGCTCTGCACCAGCGCGGAGGCTCTTGTGCTTCTCCATCAACGGGTTTCCGAGATTCTCGATAATGGGACGCACCGGCTCAGGAGCAGGAGCAGCGGCGGGAGACTTCATGGAAGCTTCCAGAGCGGAAAGCTTAGCCATAATGGTAGCAAGATCGACGGAAGCAGCAGGAGCCGCAGCCGCCACAGGAGTAGTGTCAGACATGGTTGTGTCGGTGTTGTTGTTGTGTGGTTGCGGCGTGTTGGTCACGCCATTCTCGCTGACAGCGTTGTTGCTATCGGCAGAAATCTTGTCGTCTGGGGATTCATTTTC